GCTTGGGAACTCATTTAACTGAATGCCACCCAGCAGGAAAGAAAGCACAGGCATTACCTGAGTTTAGTGATGACTCTGGATTTTTAACCTTTAACTGGGATGGGGAATATGATTGGTCTTACCCTCTTGCTCTAGATGGACACATTTTTGATTCCAAATTGCTAGTCACATACACTGCTATGTTTGATTTTAGGACACCTACATCTTTTGAGGTAGGATTACAGAAGTTTGTGCCTGTCAACCTCAAGAAGGGAATGTGTTTTACAAAATCTTCTTTTGTGAGCCTTCCCTGGAATGTGGTTACAGATGAAATGAACAACTTGAGCGCAGGTATTAGCAATGAGGTATTTTTAGAAAATTACAAGGAAGGGAAGAAGATCAGAGTAGATCACATATACGAAACCCTACCCATATCATGTCATCAAGAGTATAGTTTGGAGTTTATTTAATGAAGTATTTAGTTTTAGGGTCAGAGGGACAAATAGGAAAACCCCTTTGTAATTATTTAGAAAAGAAAGGGCACACAGTTTTTACTTATGATATTGCCGCAGAGCCCGAGCAAGATCTAAGACGAGAGCCCACCAATGAATTACGCACCTTAGTAGATGCATGTGATTTTGTATTTTTTCTTGCCTTTGATGTGGGAGGTAGCCTATACCTTAAGCGGTATGAGAAGAGCTTACCCTTCCTTCAGAACAATACAGACATTATGAGAAATACTTTCTCCCTTCTTGATTATTACAAGAAGCCTTTTATCTTTGCTTCTAGCCAGATGTCTAACATGCTCTATTCTCCATACGGAGTTCTAAAACAACTCGGAGAGCATTACACGAAGACTTTGGGAGGATTGACGATTAAATTCTGGAATGTATACGGACCAGAAGAAGACCCAGAGAAGACTCATGTGATCACCGATTTTGTGAAGATGGCACAAAAAGGCGAAATTGAGTGCCGTACTTCAGGAGAGGAGGTCCGTCAGTTTCTTTATGTGGAAGACGCATGTGAGGCATTACATAATTTAAGTGACCATTACTACACCATTGATCCTGACGAAGAACTCCACATCACATCTTTTGAGTGGTCCTCTATCAAACGTGTGGGTGAGATTCTGGCTGATCAGTTCTCCTGTAAGTTATCTTTTGCGGCTGCAACGGATGAGGTGCAGAAAGATGCTCGTAATGAAGCCGACGAAAATATTTTAAAGTACTGGAAACCTACTACCTCATTAAAAGACGGATTGAAAAAAATCATTGAGTACTATGAAAGCGTATAACTTAGTTGGTAACACCTTTACTCATCTTACGGGAGGGAACAAAGGTTACTCTGTGCATGGGAAAGAAGCCAAGCATATTAAATGGGTTCCTTCAGGAGCCGAAGAGACGTTCTATATTGACAGGACTCTTGATCATGCCTTTCATGACACCACAAGTAAGAAGAAGTATGGCTGGCTTTTAGAGTCTCAACATATTACGCCTGATATTGTTCAGAGCGTTAAAGAGGATCATAAGAAGTACACGGATACTTTCGATTTAATTTTTACCCATAACCAAGAATTGTTAGAGTTGGACGATAAGTTTCAGTTTGTGCCAGGATGTGGGTTCTGGATCAAAGAGGCAAAGATCTACCCTAAAAGCAAACTAGTATCCATGATCTCCTCAAATAAGACCATGTGCATGGGACACATTCAACGTCTTCAATGGGTAGCTTTATTAAAAGATAAGGTAGATTTATATGGACGGGGGTTCCAGGAGATCGAAACCAAAGAGGATGGGTTGTGTGATTATATGTTTTCTGTAGCCATTGAGAATGGGGAGTACTCGTCTTACTTCACTGAGAAGCTTTTGGATTGTTTTGCCACAGGAACTATCCCTGTTTATATTGGAGACCCCTTTATTGGAGATCATTTTAATATAGACGGCATCATTATGTTGGAGAGCCCTGACCAAATTGATGAGTTATCTGAAGAAATGTACTTCTCCAGACTTGACGCAGTGAAAGACAACTTGGAAAGAGCAAAAGCTATGGAAGTCCCTGAGGATTACATTTACAGAGAGTATTTATCATGAGTATGTTAGGACCTTACGCCTCTTTTAAAGAAGGCGAGAGAAATGATGGTTATGTTAATGAAGTACAAGGATTTGAATACTACAATATGACTGAAGATATTGTAGGATTATTTGAAAGACATAATGTGAATGCCCGAGGATGTATTCATATTGGCGCTCATGATTGTTGTGAGATAGGTTGTTATAAAAAACTTTTTAAAGATAAGGTTATTTGGGTTGAGGCTAATCCTCACACATATAAAACCAAATCTAAACTTGTGGCAAATAAAAATAATCACAAGTGTTACAATTTTGCGGCCCATCATACAGATAATGAAGAATTGGTATTACACATTCCTACACGCGAGGATATATCTTCATTATATCACAGTCCTGAGTTTCCACATGTAACTAAGGCTCTTGTAAAAACCAAAAAAATGGATACCCTGTTTATAGAAGAAAAACTTGATATCAATGAGTTTAACTTTTTAAATGTAGACGTAGAAGGGGCAGAGCTTGAAGTCTTAGAAGGCTTTAAAGAACATTTAAATAAGATAGATTATATATTTATTGAAGTTTCGGTTAATTCAAGGTTTGAAGGGTCCGAAGCCACGTTAGAAACTGTTAACAATTATCTGGGTAATCAAGGATTTAAGATTGTAGAAATTTCCTCTTCTATTTACAATTTAGGGTGGGGAGACGCTTTTTATATTAAAAAATGAAAGTATTTATTGGACAACCAGGAGCTTTTGGGGACATTCTTGTTTGTGCGCCCATCGCAAAGCATTACGCTGATGCAGGGTATGAAGTATTTTGGCCTGTAGGAGATGAACATCTTCCCCTAATTGAGAAGTTTTCTTATGTTACACCTCTTAGGCTTCCCGATTTCACATTCGTAGAACACGAAGATCCCCGTGAGGTAAAGATGATATCAAACGTAATGATGGGAATGCAGTTAGCGGAACAAATGGAGGGAGAGTTTCTCAACCTAGCGGATAGACCTATACCTAGCTCTATGCCCGAGGATACTGGTGAGACCCCTGAAGAGAAAAAATATAGAATCGCAGAGGTTCCTTGGGAAAAGAAGCACTCTTTGGAGTGGACTAGAGATATCGAAAAAGAAAACGAGCTTTTCGATCTTGTTACAGACGCTAAAGATTACATTTTTTGCCATTTGGATCAATCAGATGGTACTGGCTGTGATTTGCCTGATTCTACGGATAATAGGAATATAGTTAAATGTGTACCTATTGATGGCTATAATATCCTAGATTGGTATAGAGTTATCATAGAAGCTTCAGAGATTTATTGTATTGAAAGTAGTATACAATGTTTCGTGGATGGGTTAGGATCTTCAGTTTCAAGTGATAAAAAATTCTTACTACCTTCGAAGGGGGTCTTCCCCACGCTGAAGCCTGGACAGACGCTTTCTAAAACATGGACTAGATTACAGAAATGAGAGAGAAAAAAATGAAAATATGTATCACAGGAGTAGCAGGATTACTAGGTTCTCGATTAGCGGATTACCTAGTAGAACACCATCCTGAGACTGAAGTTTTTGGTATTGATAATTTAAGTGGTGGAGATATCACCAATGTTCATGAAAAAGTAAAATTTCATAAATTAGATCTGGTTACTGATGATCTATCCGAACTATTCAAAGAAGGGTTTTCTTATGTCTTCCATTTTGCTGCATACGCAGCAGAAGGGTTATCTCCTTTTGTTAGGGAGTTTAATTATAAGAATAACCTTATCGCTACTACTCGCATCGTAAACGAGTGTATTAAAACCTCTGTAGATAGACTGGTCTTTACTTCTAGCATGGCTGTCTACGGCAGGGGTAATCCTCCTTTTACTGAGACAGATTTGCCCGATCCTATCGACCCTTATGGTGTTGCTAAACTGGCCTGTGAGCAGGACATCATGATTGCAGGAGAGCAGCATAACCTAGACTGGTGCATCATCAGGCCCCACAATGTCTATGGTATTAAGCAAAATATCTGGGACAAGTATAGGAATGTGCTTGGCATCTGGATGTACCAGCACTTAAGAGGGAAGCCTATGACCATCTTTGGTGATGGGGAACAAACACGGGCTTTTAGTTTTATTGATGATTGTTTAGCTCCTTTATGGAAATCCGCTACCTCAGAAAAAGCATCAAAGCAGATTATTAATTTGGGAGGTACTCAATCTTACTCCATCAACGAAGCTAATGAAGCTTTACGGAATGTCATTAAGGATGGAACCACTGTTTATTTAGAGGCACGGCATGAAGTGAAGGAAGCTCATCCGACATGGAAGAAATCTGTAGAGTTATTAGACTACGTTCAGAGTACGTCATTGCAGGAAGGGCTACAAATCATGTGGGATTGGGCCAAGGAACAGCCCGACCGAGGGCAGTTCCTCTGGGAAGAATACGAACTAGACAAGGGGATTTATGAGTACTGGAAGAAGTAAAACAATTACTCTGGTAGGGATAGACGGGGTTGGGGATGACCATGGCTTGCTTAAAGCTATGGGTCACTCTCTAAAGATTTTTCCTGTAGATGACACTTTTTACTATTCTAAGAAGATGACTAGGGAGGAGTGTCAGGAGTTCACCATTAAAGAGCTTAACGACTATATTAAAACAGACTTTATGCTTCTTATTCAAAGTGATGGTTTTATTAGTAATCCTAATATGTGGTCTGATACTTTCTTTGATTATGATTACCTCGGAGCTAGATGGTGGCATAATGATCCTCATATAAAATATGCTAAATCAGAAAATATAGTATGCAAGAATGTTGTAGGAAACGGAGGTTTCACTTTAAGAAGTAAGAAGTTTTTAGAGGAGGCTTCGAAACTCACTTATGATGGATACTCTCCTGAGGATGCTTTTCTTTGTATCAAAAATTATGATACTTTAACCGAAGCGGGTATTCGTTTTGCTCCCGACCATATAGCAGATCGCTTTTCATTAGAGCCTGATGGTTTACGACTAGGAGGATCCCTAGGCCGATCTTTCGGATTTCATGGCAACACCACTATTATAGATAAGATATGAGATTTTTACTAATAAACCACCACCCAGACTGCCTGTATTACCAGCACCAAGCACTACAACACTTAGGTCATGAAGTTGTTGTGGCAGATGAAGCGTTGAATCGTTTATTAACTCCAGACAATTCTAGTTCCACTCAGGGCGACTACTTTGATGTTGCTGGTAGGTTATTCCCTATATCGAGGTGGAACTTTTCTCCTAAGTTCGTTTCTACTTTAGAAAACGATGACATTATTGTAACTATTCATGGAGAAGTGGCCGCAAAGCAGGACCTTCATGCTCATAAAATAATTATGGATATCCAGAATCATCATTGGTTACATCGCGTTAATTATGGTGATAATGTTACTTTAATTACAAACCATCCCACCTTTGGTAAAGACCGTGGGGTGAAGTATGTCCCTAATTATGTACAGCCAAGACCAATACGGCAAAATCCCAAGTATGTTACCACAATCAATTCCTCGTTCCCTCGTATAACTCAGACAGTTTTTCAAGAGTTTGGGGAACTGATGATAGCAGCGGGTAATCATCCAGGAAATGTGATTGATGATGAGAAGGCATTAAATGACACTTGCATGTATGTTCATGAATCCGTAGGGGGAATTCATTATTACTCAGTAAATAAAGCATTGAACATGGGGATTCCTGTCTATATGGATCGAAATACCTACGAGGATGGAGGGTTTACAGATCTTCCTGAAGATTTATTTATCTTCTCGGAACAGTATACGCCCAGAGATGCCTATAATAAGGCATTAACGCTGGATCCTGTGGATATTCAGAAGGGGTATCAACAGAACTTAAACTTGGAGAATACCTCTAAAAGTTTAGGAGCCCTTTTGGAGAACATATTATGAAAGTACACGATTGCACAATATTATTTAATGAGATTGATTTATTAGAGTTAAGGCTTAATACGCTTAATGATGTAGTGGACCATTTTGTAATTGCAGAGGCTGAATGCTCTCACCAAAACAAACCTAAACCTCTATACTTCCAAGAGAACAGAGAGCGTTTTAAAAAGTTTGAAGATAAAATCACATACATCGTTGTGCCAGCGGAGGAGTTTACTGATGATTCTTGGGCTAACGAACGCCACCAAACTGAATCTACGTTTAAAGGTATTCAAGATGCCGACCCAGAGGACACTCTCCTTGTAGGGTTTTTAGACGAGATTCCTGATCCTAAAGATGTAAAAGAATACCATGAAAGTGAGAGAGGATTAGTCTCTAATCTTCAGAAGTTTTACATTTACTACCTCAATACTAGATTTAATCATAGACATAGCCCCACACTAACTCACCCATTTTTTAGAGGAACTACATTCCTCACAAGAAAGATGGTGACTCCTGAAACGTATTACGACACCATGATGGTAGGTCGCCAAGGGGATGGAGTTCCTGAGGTCGAGGGAGGCTGGCACTTCACTTTCTTAGGAGACGGTTTAAACGCCTTCACCAAAATACAAAACTATGGTCACACAGAGTTTAACCATATTCCTGAAGATTATCTCAAGCATTGTTTTGATAATTTATCTGACCCTTTGTGTCGAGGAGATGCAGCAGTGTTTTCTCACCTTGAGCCAGAGGAGCTATTGCCTGAGTATGTCCTTAAGAACAAAGCTAAATACTCTAAATACCTGCGTCCTTACTAATGTGGCCCTTCATACCAAAAAAAGATTACTCTGGGATGCCAATCAAACAGAAAGAGGCATTTGAGTTCAGTGATTTTGTAAACAACCTTATTCTTTTTGGAAAAATAGTTTTCTGTTCACTAGCCCTACTCTTGGGCTACCTTTTATTAAAATAATATACCCTTATGTTCGATCCCCAAAGCAAGATTATTGCAAACTCAGATAGAGTCTTAAGTTTTTTACAGGGAGAAAATCCTGCACCAGTTTTAGTAGAGATTGACCCAAGTAATGCATGTAATCATGGCTGCTACTTCTGTATCTCTTCCTATATTCACCTTCCAGAGTCTAAGCATCTGGAGACTTTTGATAGGTCCATTATGTCTAAGAAGATTTTACTCGATCTATGTCAGGAATTAATCGACATGAAGGTGAGGGCTATTAATTGGACTGGTGGAGGAGAGCCTACGATTAACCCAGCGTTTAAAGAGGCTCTGCAATTGATTGGAACTTCTGATATTAAAATGGGAATTTTTACAAATGGCACGTTGCTAGACAAGTGGGATTTATTTGAGACTATGGTAGACACCATGACCTGGGTAAGATTCTCTATTGATGCAGGAACAGAAGAGACTTATAATTCTGTTAGAAGGGCTAGGGATGGTCAAGATTGGAACCGCATGTTAGCAAATCTTTCCACGTTGATCGAAACAAACAAAAGAAAAGGTAAGAAGATTGATATTGGGGTTGGCTTTGTCATCACTCCCGACACCTATACAGAGATTGTAGATTTTGCAAAAGTATTTGCAGAGTATGATGTTGACTACTGCCAGTTCAAACCAGAGGTTGTTAATAGAGAGCGTGAGGATGGAGTCCAAAGGGAGCAGGACTTCTGGTACAATGAGGTTGACCCTCTTTTACAGGAAGCGAAGGCTATTCTTGGAGACAAATTTCAAATAAATGGCTATAAGCTCTCTGATTTGGAGGAAGACCCCGAGTTCTTTGGAAGAACTTATAAGAAGTGTTTAGGCTCACAGGTGCAACCGTGCATCGGAGCAGATGGGGAAGTATATGTTTGCACTAATCACAGAGGGTATAAGCAATACAGTTATGGATCTCTGAAAGAACAATCCTTCTCAGATATCTGGGGAAATATCCAAAAGAAGCAAGAGGTAATGCATCTTATCGAGGAGAAAGAGTGCTTTTCTAATTGCACACAACTCTGCAAACCTCATGAAAGTAATAAAGCGGTCTGGGAGATCTATAATAACATGGGTAACGAGGAGTATCTCGCAGAGTTAGAAAAGAAAAGGGAAGCTCTCTCGACAACTCTCACTCATAAGGAGTTTATTTAAATGAAAAAGAAAAACGCAATAGTATGTGGTGCAGGTGGTTTCATTGGAGGCCACATGGTAAAGAGGCTTTTAGACGAAGGTTATGTGGTAGCCGCAGTTGATGTAAGAGCTTTTGATGAGTGGGATCAAGTTCACTCCGAAGCAATCAATCAGGACAACTTTGACCTAAGAAATCCTAACTCGGTAGAGAGTTTAATTCGTAATGCTCAAGCGACTGAGCTTTATCAGTTTGCAGCAGACATGGGAGGAGCGGGTTATATTTTCACGGGAGAGCATGATGCGGATGTAATGCATAACTCTGCTTTAGTAAACCTTAACATAGCTAAAGCTATTGCTTGCTACAGTTCGCACACCAAAGTGTTTTACTCCTCTTCGGCTTGTATCTACCCTCAGCATAATCAGGTTGATCCTGACAACCCTAACTGCGCGGAGGACTCAGCCTATCCCGCACATCCAGACTCTGAGTATGGGTGGGAGAAACTCTTCTCTGAGAGGATGTGGAGGTCTTACGCGAGAAACTACAATTTAGAGGTTCGCGTAGCAAGGTTCCATAACATCTTCGGGCCTGAAGGGACATGGGATGGTGGAAAGGAGAAAGCTCCTGCTGCCATGTGTCGTAAAGTGGCAGACGCTCAGTGGTCCCCTGAAGAAGGGTTAACCATTGATGTATGGGGTCCAGGAAACCAAACCAGATCCTTTTTGTACATTGATGAGTGTTTAGAGGCAGTTCGTAGGTTGATGGACTCTGACGTAGAAGAGGTTATTAACATTGGCTCTGATGAGATGATCTCCATTAATAACTTAGCTAAGATGGCTGCTGGATTCCGTGGGGAGAAGGTCAACATTAGAAATATTGATGGGCCTGTGGGGGTTAATGGTAGAAATAGTGATAATACTTTAATCAGGGAACTCCTTGGATGGGCTCCCTCGATGCCCCTAGAAGAGGGCATGAAGATTACTTACGATTGGATTGCTGAACAAATTAAGAAGAGGGATAACTAATGCCTATTTACCAGTATCAATGCAAAGAGTGTGAGACTATCTTTGAAACCTTAGCTACTATGACAGAGGACTACGAAGACCCAGCAACCCACTGTCCTAAGTGTGATCCTGACCATGAAAAAGAAGAAGGCACTCTGTTTAAATACTTAGGCAACTGTAGGCCCTCATTTAAAATCGAAGGAAAGGGTGTTTACAACCCTGGATGGCACTAATACCCAAAAAGTCAAAGTTTTTTGGATGACCAAAAAGTCAAAGATTCTATAATAGTACATGGATAACGCAGTACTAAAACGACTTAAGAACGCAGGATTACTTTCAGAGCAAGTGCCCGATATGGGCTTTGTTTCAACTGGTAGCTACGCCCTGAACAAGATCATCTCAGGCGATTACACCAAGGGCATTCCGATTGGAATGATTACCCAGTTCCATGGCGAAGCCTCGACTGCTAAAACAGTCTTCGCTACTCACATCTTGAAAGAGGCACAAACTCAAGGTTACTACACTATCTTGGTCGATAGCGAAAATGCATACAACGCTGAGTTTGCTGAACATCTGGGTTTAGATCCAAAGCGTTTGATTTATGCTGCGCCTGAAACCTTGGAAGAGTGTTTCCAAGTTATCGAGGATGCAATTATGACCATTCGTGAGACTGATACTGAGACACCTATTGTTGTTGCATACGATAGCATCGCTGTGTCACCCTCAAAAGCAGAATATGAAGCTGAGGGATACGACGGTAACAATATGCAGGGAGCCATTAGAGCTAAGTCTACTGGCGCGTGTTTGCGAAAGATTAACCCACTCATGCGTAAGCATAAAGTTGCTCTGGTCATCATCAACCAGATTAGAAATAAAGTGGGTGTGATGTATGGGAGCCCTGACACTATGGCTGCTGGTGGAAAATCATTAGAGTATTACCTTGGCGTAAACTTAAAGTGTATTTCAAATAAAACTAGCGACCTTCTTAAGGACGATCACAAAAGAGTTACAGGAATCAGGGGTACGGTCAGGAACACAAAGAACAAATGCTCCGTACCTTTCAGGGAGTGCGAGTTTGAGCTTATGTACAACGAGGGGCTCAACCCCTACGCTGGGACATTGAAGCATCTGGAGGCAGATGGGATGGTCGAGAGGAACGGTGCATGGTATACCGTAGCAGGGACAGGGAAAAAGTTCCAATCTAAGGAGTTCGAAACCCTGCTTCTGGACCCCAAGACCGAGGGTTTTGAGGAACTTCACAAATTTTTTGGGGTTTAGGGTTGTAATTAATCTCTGAACGGGTATAATAGGGCGAACCAAACGGAGGTACTACCTATGACAGATGACAAATTCTTTGACGAACTTTCGACCCTCATCAGCGATGCGTTTGATGGTGTGTTCGGTCGTTCAACACCCAAACCTAAAGTAACTAAACCCGCTCCTAAGAAGGAGCAACCCAAGACTGATTCATTATACGAGTCTATCGAGGATTATACTGCTAAAACTGGTAAGCGATTCCGCATGACCAAAGAGCATAAGAACCTTGGACTGACCCGTGAAGAAGCCTTTTTCCTAACCTACGGAGACAACTAAAATGATTAGAAACGAAGAACTACTACGCACTTACGCTCCTGCTGCTTTTGCTACGGAGCCCGAAGATGGACAGGTATCCAGCCGATACTCTTTCCTCCCCACTACCGACATTCTTGAGATTCTTCAAGATGAGGGCTGGACTGCTTGGAAAGCCCAGCAGGTAAACCCTCGCAAGTGGAGCAAGGGTCACGCCAAGCACATTATCCGTCTCAAGCACGAAGACCTTGATACGAAATCCTTTGGCGTTGGAGACTCCTTCCCTGAGATGCTTCTTATGAATGCACACAACGGGACTGGCTCTTACGATCTTATGGGAGGTATCTTCCGTATGGTCTGCTCTAACGGCATGGTGATCTCTGAGAGCGACTTTGGCAAGATTCACATCCGACACATCGGATTTGAGCCTAAGCAGGTTGTGGAGGCTTCTAGGGAGCTTATTATGAACGCTTCTAAGGTCGCTGACAAGATCGACTCTTGGCAGAATACTGAGCTTACTGAGCGTTCTCGCATGGACTTCTTTACGGATGCTGCTAAGATCCGTTTCGAGAACCCTGATGAGGGTCTGATTCGGGACATGGCTACTGTTCGCAGGGAAGCTGATCGTGGAACTGACCTCTGGAGGACTTTTAATGTTGCTCAAGAGAACCTCATTCGTGGGGGTTTCCTTAACGGTTCTACTCGACGCAGAGTGCGCCCTCTTACTTCCATTCAAAAAGATGTGAAATTTAACTCACAACTTTGGGATTTGGCTAGTACATATAGTGAGAGTATTTCTCTCAACTAATTCCTAGGGAGGGGAGTTTCCCCCGTCAACTCTCCTCCCGTTTCTAACTTTGTACTAGCATGGGCGACTATGACATGAGAGGAAAATACGATTTCCGAGAACCCTTAATGGCTGAAGACAACGGCATGTATATTACTGCCGCACAGATGCAATTTTTTCTAAACAGGCCGCACGGTGAAGACAAATTCACTAAGGCTGATGAAGATTTTATAAAGTACTACAAGAACTGTTGTTTGTATAATATTGTTTATGACATGATGGAAGAGGATGAGAAGTGTGCGACCATGTATTGGGATAGCACAAACGAGTCTGTGGCCTTGTCTTTTAATATACATGGAAAGGTTGCTAAGGAATTAGCGAAAGTGGCTGACATCTCAGATGAGGACGATTATGATGATCCAGAGCATCCCTTTGGAATTATCGAATAGTTATGGGGAAGTCTAACAAAAAGCGGTCTGAGTATAAAACTCCGAAAGATTTGAAGGAGGGGTTTAAAAACAAAAGCCGACAAGTTAACCAACAATTCAGCCGTAGGGCCTATAATAGCTTGGAGAACGACAAATTTGAAGCCGATGAGTATGAAGATTACTCTGGGGATTTGAATTTCGAGAAGTTCACTAAGCCCAATGGAAGACGTTAACTACCACAATATAGAAGCAACCTATATAACCGCTGAGAATGTAATCTCTCAAGAGCTTGCCGATGTTCTGATTGAGCTTGTGGATGAACGGGGAAAAAGATCTGATTGGTCTTATAACCCCGATTGCCTAGAGTATCAGATAGCGAATCCTTTTGCTAAAATCAGAACGGAGCAAGACGAGAGAATCTCTGGACTCTTACCCGAACTTTTTACTTTGGGTGAGAGTTTTCTGCGTACATTAAACTCAGCATTTCAAAACACTATATGTGATATTGTAACAGGCTACCATGGCTTTTGGGTTCTGAAGTACATGCAGAACGGTAAGTTTGAAAAGCATTGCGACTGGGATTCAAGCTATAAGGGAATATCTCCTCCGATTGTTGGGACAGTTTGCATCCCGCTCAACGATAATTACCGAGGAGGCGAGACTCTAATCTATAATAATCGTGGAGGCCACAATCTCGTACCCAGAAATAAGCTTTCTGCTCTCGTTTGGGACGGTTGGACTCAGCACAGTATTGCTCCTATAACACAGGGCGAGCGATATGTTTTAGTATTACATTACACAGGAACAGCGAAATGAAATGGCTATGGGGTGAGAAAAAGGAAAAGAGTCCTCTTAACTTTGCGGCTGAGACTGATGAGACCTCAGTAATTAGAACCAAGGTAAAGGTACAGTACGAGTTGGATATTGAGTATCCTGCAAAAGAAAATATCGCACAGGTTTTGCGCGATGTACAACATGACATGAAGCTCCCTGCGGGAGTCACCTTACATGATGGAGATATACTTCACATTGAAGTGTATAGAGGTTAATTATGATTTTTGACGATATGGAGATGTCCTGGAAACCATTCGGTTTGACCATGACCTATGAAGATTTTGACGATTTACTCTCATGGTATATTGATAATATGCTCGTAGAACAACTAAATACTATGGAGGATAATACAAATGCCATCAAATTACGTCCCTAAAAACTCACTCCTCGGACCAACAAGAGTCCAGAGGATTGCAAAGAAACTTATTGACGAAGCGGCTGAGGATAGACAACTTGCTCTAGATGCTCATCGTTTCTTTCGACAAATGGTAGACGAGAACCCACAAGATGCAGCTTCAAAAGGTCTAATGGTAGACGCTCTTAAAGTAGCACAAGCATCTAAGAATAATGTGGTTAAAATCTTAAACCTTGTCGTTAAAATGGAAGAATCAAATAACACAGCAACTAAGAATTCCAAAGGCCCCGAAAACTCTGTATTCACAGAACTAGACAATTTGTTAAATGAGTAGAAAAAAAACTTACCGAGTCGTATCAGAAGAACTAAACCTTGTCCTTTTTTTGAAGGGCTTCTCACTAGAACAAGAGCAAAAATTATACAATAGTGTAAGAGACAAGATTAAAAATGCTGAGGCTCCGATTAGCATCGAGTCTTATAAGAATTTTATTGTTAAGAAGTTTCTGATCGACTCGGAAGCATTCTTCGATCAGATCCCAGACGATCTGGATGTGATGATTGAAGCAGTTGATTCTGCTTATAATGCCATCGTAGAAATGTACCCACCGTTTGCCTTGGAGTTCGTATGCCAAGATCTTAACACCGATACGTTCATGTCTGGGGTAAAGGGTAAGTTTCTGAAGCACTTACAGCAGCAACTAGGGGCAGAACCTCTTCCCACGCAAACTGAACCGATTGCTTTGTCTTCTATTGAAGATATTCTTCATGTAGAAGAGCATCTTAAGGAGAACATCATTGGTCAGCGTGGAGCTATTAACAGTCTAATCAACTCTCTGAAGTTAATGGCTTCGGGCTTAACTAAGCACTCCTCCTTTTTATTCGTCGGACCTACGGGAGTAGGAAAGACACAGTTAGCCAAACTACTAGGAGAAAAGTTTAGTAACAACTTTTATAAGATTAACTGTGCAGAGTATGCTGGAGGTCATGAGTACGCAAAACTTATCGGCTCTCCTCCAGGTTATGTTGGGCACACAGAGAAGAGTCTTCTGGCTGAGAAAGCGGATCAATCTAATCGCTGGGTCTTTTTGTTCGATGAGGTAGAGAAGGCTCACCATAAGCTGTACGATTTCTTGCTATCTCTTCTTGATGATGGGACTTGCACAGATAATCTAGGAACTGTACTAGACTTTAGTGAGTCCATCTTTATCTTTACATCTAACCAAGGAGTTGGGGATATCAAGAGAGAGGCTGTAGGGTTTAATCGAAAGGATGACGAGGTTACTCAAGAGGTATCCTCTGAAGTTATTCGTGGATCTATTAAGAGCCACTTCAGTCCCGAATTCTTAAACAGATTAGACGAACTGGTATTATTCAATACTCTGACTAGATCAGAGGTGCGTCAAATTACTGAGTTGCAATTAGAGAACTTACCTATTGTTCCCACAAAAGCATTGCTAGATTATATTGTTGATGGAGGCTATTCATTAGAGTACGGAGCGCGAAATATTGAAAGATTTATCAAGAACAATGTTTCCGTTCCCATTGCAGATGCCATCCTGAATAAGCTAGTTCCCAAGAAGGACGGCGCGTACTATAAGCCTAGGATAACTAAGGGTGAGGTAAAGATCGTAGATGTTGAAAAATTTCAGACATCTTCACTCTAAATCCTGCTGACCTGAGTATAATAGAACCTAGGGCCAAGAGCCTACAGGAGAAACTTATGTACGAATTTGACATGATTAAGAACATCAGAGAGTTGTTTAAAGATACTATCTTTGCTCATCCTGATGACATTAAAAAAGCCATTAAGGCTACCACACCGAAGAAGGGGAAAAAGAAATGAATGAACTTAATGAAAAGTATCTAGCTAGAATGCTAGAGGGGGCCGAGCAAGGTCTGGACCAAGTGGATACTGCGGTTGAACAAATTAATGGTCAACTGGAAGCCATGATGGAGCAGAGGGAAGAGATGGTTACTGCCGTTGCTGAACTCAAAGAGCTTTTGGGGCTAGAGGATGAAGTTACGGAAGACGCTGAAAAAGCTGCGGAAGAGGCTTAGAAGCGGAGAGTAGCGCAGCTTGGTAGCGCACCTGCTTTGGGAGCAGGGGGTCGTAGGTTCAAATCCTATCTCTCCGACCATTCCCAGATAGCTCAGTTGGTAGAGCGTTCGGCTGTTAACCGAATGGTCCGAGGTTCGAGTCCTCGTCTGGGAGCCATGGGACGGTAGCCCAATAGGCAGAGGCAATAGACTTAAAATCTATCAAGTGTGGGTTCGAGTCCCACTCGTCCTACCAAGCACTCGTAGCTCAGTTGGATAGAGCATCGGATTTCTAATCCGAGGGTCACAGGTTCAAGTCCTGTCGAGTGTGCCACTATAATACATTGTGAAACCCTACAACATGAGGAAGAGTTTGTTTCCCTCAGACTTAGTACCCGTTCTAAACATAACGCTATGTTTGTAGGGTTTCACACTTTTTTAAATAAATTATGTACGAATATAAAATAAAATCAGTAGACCACTTAGTCGATGGTGATACGTTCGACTGCACCGTAGACCTGGGATTTAATATCTCACACAAGATCCGAGTCAGGATGTATGGAATTAATACACCAGAGAGCAGGACTAGGGATTTGGAAGAAAAGGCCAGAGGATTGGCAAGTAAGGAACGCCTTCACACTCTCCTCTCTAGTGGATTTCTAGATGATAATGGCCTTGTCCTTGTCACAAATAAGAAAGGCAAGTATGGTAGGTATCTCGGTACGGTTTATCGTCAACGTAAGAGCGGTGAAGAGCAACTTAATATTAATCAACAACTAATCGAAGAAGGCTTTGCAGTAGAATACTATGGCGGCAAAAGATAAACTAGATCAAACTTACATGAGGATGGCAGAAGAACTTGCCAATTTATCATATGCACAAAGAAAAAAGGTTGGCTGTCTCGTTGTTAAAGACACACAAATCATCTCTGAAGGATACAACGGTACACCGAAAGGGTTCGATAACTCCTGCGAGTATGTTAACTATGTGGATGAAATGTACACAAAGGAAGAGGTTCTTCACGCAGAGTCTAATGCGATTACAAAGCTCGCTCGTAGCACGAATAGCTCTGCTGGGGCTACTCTTTACTGCACTCTGGCTCCTTGTTTCCAATGCGCTAAACTAATTATTCAATCTGGGATTGAGCGAGTAGTTTACAAAGATATGTACGCAAAAAATGGTTTAGCCCTACTAGATAAAGCTGGGGTAAATGTTACTCAATTGAAGGAGAATTTATTATGAAAAAATATTTAACAGAGAAGAACCTTATGTGGGCTGTTATCGCAGTCCTCGCAGCGTTGGTTTTATCCTCATGTGGTGTGGGTGGTATGAGCGGCTGCTGTGACGATGAAGCACGTTTCGAGAAAGGCATGAAAGCTAGAATGGAAATGGCTAAGAAAGGTATGCGTGGACGTATGCAAGGTCAGAGAAGAGGTTCAAAAGGTGATACAGGCAAAGGAGCTTGGGTTACCAGAGAAGCATTAGTAGACGGCGAAAAGAAAGGTCGCAGACGCGGCCCTAAAGACGCTGAGTAAATGTTTTACGATACATCCCGCTTTCCCTTTGTGGAAAAGCTCGAAAGTTCTTGGGCATCGGTCCTGACCGAGTATATTCAATTAAAGACAGGAACGATACCCTACTTTGAGCGTGATCTCTACAAGGGAGAGTGGGATGTTTTTCCATTAATGGCTTTTGGAGACGTAGACGAAGACAGATGTAAGCTCTGTCCGAAAACATGGGAGTTGGTTAAAGATATTCCTGGACTCACAACTGCATCTTTCTCCATTTTAGGGGGATACACAGACATCCATCCACACACAGGCTTTACAAATAAAGTATTAAGATGCCACTTAGCTCTTAAAGTTCCTCACGGGTGCGCTATAATAGTGGGAGATCAAGCTAGACGCTGGGAAGAAGGAAAGTGCCTAATCTTCGATGATACGGTAGAGCATTCAGCCTATAATAAGAATGATGAAGATCGTGTGGTGCTTCTATTAGACTTCGACAAACCATGAAAGAACTCAAACTCCATTTGGAAGAACAGATAACGAAGTGGACGCATATCTTAAACTCACATTATGAAACGGACTCTGGAGAATCCTTAGAGGAGTATGCCAAGGGACGATTAACAGCTTACATAGAACTACTATCCAAAATTAAGAAAGATGAATCAGACAGAAAAAAAGAAGAAGCGCGACGAATTGCAAGTGAAGTACGAACGAATGATGGAGGCGCACACTAAAAAGAGCCATGTTGGAAGTGAAGGAGCCCACATGGATTCTGCAAATGCGTTGAAAGCCATCTACAATGAGATTTATGAACTTTCATTGGAGATTGGTGATCCTGTTCCGCTCTGGTTTTAATGAAAATAGCTAAGAACATTTTTCTACTGCCTTCTGTAGTCTCTGAGCAGGACTGCGATACTCTCGTAGATTCTATTGAAGACAGGTGGTGGGACTTGGGACCAGAGCCTGTTGATGGTCTACCCTTATGGCAAACCAAAGCTATGGGTAGGCATCAATGCCCTGAAGTGTTGTACCAGTTTTCTAGAATGCTGGCTATAACTTATCTGATTGATAAGATTCATGAGCTAACAGGGTTCAGTAAAGCAAAACTACTGTCTAGTGAGTTTTGGCCTTTCATGAGGAAGTACCAGACTGGCAACAAGGGAAGAGATTCTTTTAAACTACATCCCGATCCCACTTACTTTACCGCTATCATACTACTCACAGATCCGTCCGAGTTTGAAGGTGGAGACTTTATAATTAAGAAGAGTTTATTTCAGGCAGCAGAGCCTGTGAAGATGAAGAAGGGAGATTGTGTTATCTTTAAGGGTAGCAAGAAGCATGGAGTGGAGAAGGTGACCAAAGGTGTTCGTCACTCACTTAATATGTTCTTCTGGGACAGCGATGACGAGATTAAAGTTTACTTACAGGACTAATCATGGCTATAAATACTTTCATACACCATTGTGCTAAGGGAATGCTCGATACTAAAGAGCTTCCTTTGGACTTAAGAAACTACTTAGATGATGTAGAGATCTATGCCAATCTTATGGGTGGGTCCATAGCCTCTCGTCAGGTAGTGGCTGTAGCCTTAGCCACTTATAGGCGCATCCGCAAGATAGAGAAGAACTTAGAAATAGTTGATTGGAACAACTTAATTAAAGATGAAGAATAAATTTAGTGAATTAGCAAACGGAGTATCTAATGTTGTCGCAGCAAAGCAAGCGGCATACGGAGATTCTTTTGGAAAGAGTGGAGAGTGTCTTAGGCAAATGTATCCTGACGGAATCCACCCAGACCAGTACGATGATCTCCTTACTGTGACGAGGATTCTGGATAAGCTATTTAGGATTGCTAACAACCCTACTGCATTCGATGAGAATCCCTATCAGGATATCGTAGGTTATGGATTACTAGGAATGAAGAGACACTCTAGCAGTTCCACTTCTTCAGAGAAAGGCTGAGACGATCCTTGCCTGTGTTGTTACTGGCTTTCTGTCTCTTTCTCATGCCACTCATGCGAGCGCAGAAAGACTTCCTTCTGTTGGCTGCCTTGCTCCCCTTCTTTAACTTGGAGGGCTTAGTGGTAACAGCAGTCTTTAATTTAGATCCAGGATTTGCAGCACGGTAGGAGGCTACACCTTTTTTGTTAAGTCCACCTTCAGGGTTCTTTCCTTCACTTCTTTGCCAAGCAGCAGACTTGGCTTCGCTCATTTTTACGCAAGACCCTTTAGCATAAGGAGTGCTACCTTTCTTCGCCTTATAACCAGACCAGCAACGACCCTTCTTCTCTGCAATTAATCTACCAAAGGTGTGATAAACGCTCTCGTTCTTCTTTTTACCTCCAGGCTTAACCTTCCCACTACACACAGCACTCGCGTACATATTCGCATAAGCTGAGGGATACACATCAAACTTTCTCTTAGCAGCAGCCTTACCTTTAGGACATAATTTACCTTCGTTCATATCAGTCTTCACATTTGTAGGTTTAGGCCCAGTATTACCAGCGGCCCTCTTTCTTCTTACAGCAGACTTCCTAGCCTTCTTGCTCATACTGGAAGCCTTAGCAGAGGGCACACACTTAGGATACCCACTTCTCTTCTCACCCTCAGACCGTCCACATGGTTTAAATCCACCACCCTTCTTGGGGGCTCCAATGTCAACCCACTTCTCTTTGACCCACTTGCGTAGATCTTCACGAAGTTTTTCTCTGGACGAGACCATCTTCTCAAGAGTTTTTGCTTGCGCTCCATGCATTTTGGATGAGCCTTTTAACTGTTTCGCTATTTTTTGTAGTTTTCTCTTTGACATCGGGGGCTTCCTCTGGTAGTATATAGCCATGAACATATTCGTACTAGATAAAAATCCTCGTATTGCAGCGCAGATGCATTGTGACAAGCATTGCGTCAAAATGATCCTTGAGACTGCTCAGATGCTCTCGACTGCCCATCGGGTCTATGATACTCCACAGGCTGAGAATCTTTATAAGCAAGCTCACCTTAATCACCCTTGCACGAAATGGATACGAGAGTCTGGTGCTAACTATCGCTGGGCTTGGACGCTCTATCATGAGCTTCTGGTGGAGTTCGTCAGGCGCAGGGGCAAGCACCACAAGTCTGGAGAGCTTGTCCATGACCTAGCCCATACTCCTCATGGGATGCCCGAGATTGGCCTAACGCCCTTTGCTCAAGCGATGCCCTTAGAGTACAAGAGATCGTGCGCTGTGGAGGCTTACAGAGCCTACTACATGGGCGATAAGGCTGAGATAGCTGCGTGGGATTGGGGTAGACCTACTCCTGACTGGTTTGAAAGAAATTCGAGAAAGGGCTTGCAATTGGCCCAAACTGTGGTATAATAGGGGCATGACAAAGATAAGAACAGGCAAGCTGAACCATGGTGATCGCGTGGAGGTCTACCGCAACCTCCACAACGGCACTCACTCTATTCGCAGAAACGGTAAGGTAGTAAAGCACCTTCAGCATTGGCAGAGCATCTACCTGAAAGATGTGAAGTTCGCTGTGCAACCTGCTGGTAGAGAAAAGGTGCGTCGAGAAGGTAAGAAGAATGTTCACGCATTTGTTAGAGGGACTGTGATCCTGCCTTCAACCATGAACTGTACTACTGATGAGTTCAAGAAGAAGATGTCTCATGTTGTTACCTACAACCCTTACCACATGGATCATTTCGGAACTTATATAAATACTACGCCACCTGATGAGCGAGATCGTTGTTTTAATATTTGGACCTACATTCACGAAGCTAAACTAGCCACATTTACAGGAGGATACCTTTATGCCGCACTCTAAACAACTACCCCTAGACCAAAGAGCTTCCCAGATCCATGAAAGGTTGGGATTTGCTTGGAACCTTCTGTGCGATGCTGCTTCTGAGTTGTCTGCACTAGAAGATCACTATGATCTGCGTGAGGACTCTATCGAGATGATAGATCACACTTACAGCAATATGTATGAGCTACTTCAAAACTTGAAGTACGATATTGATGAAGCTGAGAACTGGATGTTCAATGGCTACAGTTTGCAGGAGATTGATGAAGAAGAAGAGAACTACGATGACCACAGAGACAAGGATGAACTGTAATGGATACTGAATTATTAAAATACAAGAAGCAGTTAGAGCTATTCACAGATGACCTGAAGGCTTTGGGTGATGTTGATGATAGCCTTGCATACTTTCTTATTGATGAGACTGAGTGCTTTGATGACTGCCCAGAGATTGATAGAGCAAGACAGTTAATTCAGGAAGCACACGAAATTATTACAGATTACCAAAAAGTACAACTCTTATGGGTTGAGGAACAGAAGGATGAACAGACCGATGATTAACGAAACACTATTTAACACAGAGAACTACCCCGAGTTGCGAAGCAAAATGGTAGATGAGCTTATGGAAGATCAGATGGCTATGCCTACTCCTGCTCTTCTGTCCATGCTAGAGGAATTCCTCTGGGATTCGTTTAACAATATGGATGACGATCAGTTGCAGGATATGTTTGATAGCTTGAAGGAGGATAAGAATGAGTAAGTGTGGATATTGTGGATTCGAGGGTAACATTGGTGAGCATACTGTGTTAGAGTGCAGGACCAAGAACATTCCCAAAGTTCTTTATGAGCGAATGTGTGTGTGGATGGCGAATGAAGAAGACCCAGAGGACTTCTATGAGATGTTTGAGACTGGCGTAGCTCCTGATGAAGAACTGCCTTCTAAGGAAGAGATAAAACTTATGGCTGAGGTCCACCAGAAAGAAGAAGCTATGGATATCATGTACGAGTTGACACGAATTTACCAAAGAGGTTAGATTAACGGAATGAATATGATATACTTTGGATTAATAGTTTGCTTCTTCATGAACCTATGGCTTTTGTACATCTGCCTACACATCTGGTATGGACAGAAAAAAGCTCAACAGGTACGCTACTGGTACGATGAGGAAGGAAGATTACAGTTTGAGCTTGACGATAGGCGATAAGCATGGTATAATAGACGCATGAAGAAAGAACTCACAGTAAAACTCACATTAGAGTGGACATTCGAT